GTCAAATTTGTTTGTATATGTCAGAGTATACGGTATAATTCAGTTTATACAGGTTAATTTCAAGATTAACTAAGTAGTAGGTACATGCCTGCGGAACTTAAACTCTGACCTTTTAATTGGTGTGACTACCACATGTTTTAGAAAAGTACGCCAAACTAGGAACTTCAGATGGAAAAGATTAATTTTAATGGTCTTGTTCAAAGAGGAAGGTTTAACAGGGCGGTAGAAAGTAAGTTTTCTCGATACTGTAAGGTAATGAGCAAAGATAACGACAATGTTATCTACGATGATACAGTTAGAGATTTACTGGTGGAACAAGGTTTTGATGTTAGCGACATTTATGAACCTAGAAGTGTATACACAGCTTCGAAATTGTATGATGCTTTGGCATTGTTCGGTCCAGAGCTACAAGCTCAGGTAATTAAGGATGAACACTTAAACGCTGGATTATCTATGGCATTTAAAGTGTTTGCGAAACCGCGAGAACTATCTCAACACATTGAACCCCTCTCAGGTGATGGCCTGCTTAGAAGTGTGAAAATGGAAAAGTCGAGTGGTTTACCTATGTTATCGTCAAAAGCTGATAGTTACGTTTATAGTTTAGACAGAATGAAGCAGATTTTAGATGGACAGAAAAGCCCAAATCCTTGTATTGCGTACAAAAGAACTCAAGCACAGAATAAAACTAGACTAGTCTGGGGATTTCCTCTTGAGATGACATTAATGGAAGGTGCTTTCGCCCGTCCTTTAACGGAAACCTTCTTACGAAGGAGAACTTGTATGGCTTTCGGATTGAAGAAACCAACGCTTGGAGCTTATTTGAATTATCAAGTAGGTCGACATAGATATAAATACTGTTTGGATTATAGTAAGTTTGATACTTCTATTAGTTCGTATTTAATTTCAAAATCCTTCGAGATTTTAGCGACTTGGTTTAAAAAGGAAGATCTGGATAAATTCGGTTGGAATCAGGTTATTAAATATTTTATAACAACACCAATCGTGATGCCTGACGGGTGCCTTTACACTGGTAAGAGACATGGCGTACCAAGCGGTAGCTACTTCACACAGATAATTGATAGTATTGTTAATGTCATAATTCTTGGAGCAGTAAGCCATAAATTCAACTTAAAATTAGATTGGAGAGACATTTTCGTCCTTGGTGATGATAGTATCTTCGGTTCTGACGTAAAGATTGAACTCAACGAAATTGCAGAATTCGTGAAATCACACTTCGGTGTAACAATTAATGTGCTGAAAAGCTCATGCGATCGACTCGAATTCCTCGGGGCAATTTGGATTAACGGTCTACCAACTATTGAGATAGACGAATTGATTAAGAAAGCGATCTTCCCGGAAAGCTTTAGAGATTATAGAGGCATTGGCAAAACCAATGGAGCCAAACAAGTATTGCTTAGCTTAGCTGGTCAATATGTAAGCGGACATGCTTTAGCACCTAGAAATAAACGGTATGATTACAGTACTGTAGGACTAGAACATGGCACGATGGACTTAAATCCAGCCTATATGACAGGGTCTGATAGATATATGATATCAGAAGGTTA